ACGCCACGATGATTACTATGAGTATGAAAACCTATCCAATAGAACATGATGAGGTCTACGCATTCTTTGCGAATGAAATGCGCAAGGAGCGAGTAGCCATATCAAAGCAGGATGCAAAGACCAAATACATTTGCTCCATAAACGGGATTCACCCGGTTGCCGTGGTTGGGTGGATGGAAATGTCCCCCGGTCACGTTAGGTTAAAAACCGATTATGTAAGGAAGGCATTTAGGGGGCAGGGTGTTTACTCTGATTTGTTCATGTCCCGGCTGATCCTTATTTTTACTACGTTGAAACCCAGCATATTAACTGCGTATTGCACCCCGATGTCGTTACCCAAGTACCTGGCGGAAGGGTTTGAGGCGCAGTCAGTAAGCAACGGGATCACTTATGTTAAACGTACAATTTCAAACACCGATGAAGAGTTACAAAGGCTGGAGCGCAGAGTTTCGCAACGCATCCCTCAAATTAACCAACCGAGCAAAGACAATGGGCTGGATTCCGCAGCCCAAGGAGTGTAGAAGATGCGGTCAAACACAAGGCATTCTGCATCTGCACAACGAGGATTATGATGTTACCTACTATACGCTTGCCGAGGTATTCAGTCGTTTCCCGATTGAGATTACCGATGATGAACTGGCGAAGATTAACCACGTTCTTGAGCCTATCTGCTGGCGCTGCCACATGATGCATCATAGCCGAGGTCGTAACCCCCGTGCCGTTGATCATTACTTCAGCGAGGTAGCAGCAGGCAAGAAGTACCCACCAATTTACCGACACGATTTCTCAATACTAAACAAAGACCATGGACTTTAAGGCAGACCCAATAAGCAATGTACAATGGCGGAAAGCAGAATTGCTGAACGCCAACGCCTACAACCCTAACGTAGTTCTGAACCAGGAACTAAAACTACTTGAGTTCAGCATCCTTAAAAATGGATGGATCCAGCCAGTCCTAATTACCGAGGACAACGTGATCATTGACGGCTATCACCGGTCATACCTTGGAAAGACCAGTAAGGCGATACAAGAAAAGTACGATGGCCATGTGCCGTGTGTAGTAATGGACATTACCGAAGCGGAACGCAAATTGCTGACCATTCGCATTAACCGAGCAAAAGGCAACCACGTTGCCGTAAAGATGCACGACATCGTAAAGAGCCTAATTGATGAGCATAATTACTCACCCCAGCAAATCATGGAAGGCATAGGATGCACCAAACAAGAGGTAGACCTGCTTTACCGGGATGGTGTATTTGATGCGCTGAACATTAAGGAGCATGAGTATAGCAAAGCATGGCGATCACCAAAGCAAGGATCAAAATGAGCGCAACAAAAACCACACTTAAAAAAGAGCAGTTTCTTGAGGCGCTTGAGAAGAAGATGGGCATCATAAGCCAGGCCACAAAAGCCCTGGGTATTGATCGCACAACGCCTTACCGGTGGATGCGTGAGGATGAGGACTTCAAGGACAAGGTTGAGGAGATTCAAAACGTGGTGCTTGACTTCGCAGAAGGCAGGCTATACGAACTGGTGCAGGAAAAGAACCCTACTGCCGTAATCTTTCTGCTTAAAACAAAGGGCAAGAGCCGTGGATACGTTGAGCGAACCGAAATAACTGGGATGGATGGCAACGCCCTGGATGTGCGTATTGAGGTAGTCCGCAATGAGAAAACTGATTGATCTCAAAACAAATGTCGTTTACGACCACCTTGACTTTTGTGAAAAGCGTTTCATAGTTGAGCAAGGCGGAACACGATCCGGCAAAACATACAACATCCTAATTTGGATCCTATTCAACTATTGCCTGCGCAATAGGGGTAAGATCATTACGATATGCCGTAAGCACGGCCCGGCCCTGCGAGGGTCATCAATGCGTGACCTATTCACGATACTCCAGGAGCATGGAATGTATAGCGAGGATCTGCATTCAAAGTCCACAAATGAGTATAGGCACAACGGAAACCTAATTGAATTCGTTAGCCTTGATGAGCCGCAAAAGATCCGTGGCCGCAAGCGTGACTTGCTATTCATCAACGAGGGAAACGAACTCACATACGAGGATTTTTTCCAGTTAAATATGCGTACCACCGAGCGCATAATCATTGACTACAACCCATCGGATGAATACCATTGGCTTTACGAGAAGGTGATACCACGGGATGACTGCGAGTTTCACATCACCACATACCGGGATAACCCATTCTTGAGTCAAAGCCTAATTGATGAGATTGAGCGCCTCAAGGACATTGATGACAACTACTGGAAGGTCTATGGCTTGGGGCAGAGGGGAACAAACGTGGCCCAGGTCTTTCAGTTTGAAACGATCAATAAAGTTCCAGCAGAGGCCAAATTCTTGGCCTACGGGCTGGACTGGGGTTACTCCAACGATCCAACAGCAGTCGTGAAACTATTCCAACTTGGGGATACATTGTACTGCGATGAGATCATGTACATGACCGGATGCACAAACGTGGAGATTGCCAATATGCTCAAGGGTAAGGGTGTTGACATGAGGGACAAGATCTACGCTGATAGTGCGGAACCAAAGTCCATCGCAGAGGTGCATCGCATGGGGTTCAACATACACCCATCAGCCAAGGGCAACGATAGCGTGAACATTAGCATTGACCTTTTGAAACGCTACCGACTGGTTTGGACTGACCGAAGCATCAATGGCATTAAGGAGATGCGCAACTACAAGTGGATGCAAGACAAAGACGGGCGCATGCTGAATCGCCCCGTGGATGCATTCAATCACTTGATCGATGCGCTCCGGTACGCTGCATTCAACACATTAAGTAGGCCCGACTTCGGCAAGTACGCCCTGCGTTGATTTGCAATTTTTGCCAAAAGTTTTACCCACTTTAACATTGAATTGTTGGTGGGGTGTTGTGGGTTCCCTATCTTTGTTGAAACAAACACTTAAAAATAATTCACAACATGTCGATCACTTTGACCCCCATTGTAGCAAAGCCTATTAAACTTAAAAATTCGGGATCTTTCATCAACTGGATTGAGTCACACAACCAAACCCTACCGGAGGTTGGCAAGGGAGCAACCCAATACCATTGGTCTGACCGCACCGCCTACTTTGTGAACGAGGTAAGCAATGACTACAAGCGTGTAACCATTGAGCGTGCCAAGCCAATTTATGCTGAAGGAACTTGCATCTACACGAGCGAAGCATATCCGATTGACTACGCCCGTACTGGTGACACCATGGATATTGTTTTCCGCTACGGAGGATGGCACATAGAGTCAATCGACATGCGACTCAAGAAGAACATTTACAAGATGCTTGAAGCAGCAATTCGGAACGAAACATACGCTCAACTCTGCGAGATCCTAAAGACACCCGATGGAAAATGGAAGCCTCACGTTGTAGAGCCGAAAAAAACATACTCCAAAATCAACATCGGGTTCGGAGTGATGAACGCCTATTACGATCCAACTTTTTAATTGCCATCAAGCGTGCCGCCTCCGGGCGGCTTTTTTGTGCCTTAACTTTACGCAAATAGGTTATTTTAACGAATGAAACTCAAAGTAGTAGTACCCGAAAGCCTCAAGGAGATCACCCTTGATCAGTATCAGCGTTTTGCACGCTTGGAAGGCGATAATGAGTTTATTACCAAAAAAGCCCTGGAGATATTTTGCAATGTGCCAATCCAGGAATTGCCAAACATTCGCATTACGGATGTGTCCAAGGTGGCTGGTAGAATTAATCAAATGCTATCCGAGAAGCCCGGACTCACATTAAAGTTTAAGATGAACGGGGTTTCGTATGGATTCATCCCATCTATTGAGGATATGACCTACGGGGAGTTCGTTGACCTGGACTCATGGCTTACTGATACGGCAAGCCTGCACCAGGCGATGTCCGTATTGTACCGACCAATCATTGAGGAGGCTGGTAAACGATATAAGATTGCACCCTACGAGGCAACTGGTGATGGTGAACACATGAAGCAAATGCCAATGGATGTAGCAAGCGGTGCGCTGCTTTTTTTTTGGCGTTTAGGAAACGAGTTACTGAACGCTATCCTGACCTCTTTGGAGGCGGAGGCGGAGATAACGAATACTCTGCTCAAGCACAATTTGGCAAGCGATGGGGATGGTATCAAACAATACATTCGCTCGCTCAAGGAGATGTGCGAAGATTTGATGAGGTCACACGCCTACCAATCCATCAATGTTTGACATTCCTGGCATTTGAGCAGCACAAAGCAGAAACCGAAAGCAAGATCCTAAAAGACCAAATGAAATGAAGCAGTTCTATGCGGTAACTACCGCCATTAAGGAAGCCCTGGAGGCCAGCCCACATGTTAACGTAGTCCGGTTTGGCGATGTGTTTGACATTGACTTTGAGAAGCAGGCCATGTACCCATTATCAAACGTGATGGTAAACCAGGCCACGATCTCCGAGCGTGTGATTAAAATAAACCTATCGGTCACTTGCATGGACTTGGTTGATGAGTCCAAGGAGGATCCTCGTGAGCAAAAGGAGCCGTTCTACGGCACCAACAACGAGCAGGATGTACTGAATACCCAACTGGCGGTTTTGAACGAACTCACGCAAACTTTACGCAGGGGGCAGTTATACCGGGATATGTTCCAACTTGAGGGCGAGCCGACCTGCGTTCCGTTCAGCGAACGCTTTACGAACCTACTGGCTGGATGGACTGGCACGTTTGATGTGGTGATTCCAAACAATGAAATCGCTGCCTGCTAATGCAACGCAACGCAAGGATATTAGCGGTACTTGATCGCTTTGGTAAGTATGTCGTGCAGCAGGCACGATCAAACCTATCAAAGGGAAAGCGGAATGTGAGCAAAACGCTTTACAATTCCATAGGCTACAATATCAGCGTTTCAAAATCCGGTGATCGGTTTGGCATGAAATTTATGATGGAGGACTACGGAGAATACCAAGACAAGGGTGTTCATGGTGTCAAATCCAGCCCGGTTTCGGCCCAGGGTTCGCCATACCGATACAAAGACAAGATGCCGCCTGCCCGTGCCTTTGGCAACTGGGTTGTAAAGAAGGGTCTTAAAGGGGTTCGTGACCAAAAGACCGGCAGATTCATTTCAAGGAAAAGCCTGCAATACGCCATTGCTCGCAGCATTTACAATCATGGTATCCCGGCTACCAAATTCTTCAGCAAGCCATTCAATATGGGGTTTGCTAAACTGCCGCCCGATCTACTTGACGCATTTAAAATTGACCCTACTGACTTCAAATGAGCGCACCTACTATCGCCCGCCCCGAATCAATGAAAATGGCCCGTTCGCCAATTTTTGTGACCGGTAAATCCGGAACGCAATCCGGTGATTCCCTGGACTACATGGACATCAACCTCAAGGTTTGGGCCGGAAACAAAACGACCCCACCGAGCAGCAACTTGTACACGATGTCTAAAAACTATGCGGTGAACGGGATCATCAATTTTGAATTGTCTGACTTGATACGCAGTCAGTTTGCCCATGACTTTAACATTTACCAGGAGTCGGGCTTTGTACCAAGCCCTCTGAATGAGGTGCTATGGGTTACTGCCAATGGGCAATGGACATACACGAACCAGGGTCAATTTCCATCAATTACCACAAACCACACCACGGGAACTACATACGCATTTCTCGTAGCCGATGGCTGGGCCTCAAAGACCAACACGGCTAATGAGCAGGTATTTTCTTATGTCATGGCTGATGAGCGAGTGTATTATGTCACCTCGCTTACGAGTGGAGTGCTGCCGGTACGAAATCAAGGCATTGCATACGCCACGATTGAATGGCAAAATGGTGATTCCGATACATTCTACGGAATCAATGGTGAGCAATGGCCAACACCATCCGAAACGTACAACTCGCAGCAGGAGGTAATTTACCTTGGAGTATACCC